GGAGAAATCTTCCCACGTCTATGCAGAGGCGAACCGTCTGCAAGGGTGGTTACCAGATAACCTTAACAGCACATGTCCTTGGGATGGAAACATCATGCGCCCTCTACAAGTGCCTACATCCGTCGTTGCTACTCCTGGCATGACGAGTGCAAGTCTTGTTGCTGAGAGCGTCGCTAATTGGTGTAATGTACACCAATCTCGGTTGTACTTTTTTGGACAACCGATGACTTGGTTACAGTACGCATCACTGATTTACATTGCGATTGTGATAGCAACTTTGATTATTTTTTTCGTTTTCTTATTTGCTTTTGCTATCATTATTTTCGTATTTGTTAGGATGATAGTCGGTGAGCTTAGCGTAGAGTTTCTGGTTGTGTTGTTAATGTGGTTCGTTGCAGTCAGCATTATGTCGTTTTATATGTCAATGGTGTTGGCTGGGATAATATCATCACGGATAATTGGTACAGATCCATGTATTCAAGTTGACGAACACACCACGTTTAAATTTGCTTATCCTGTTCGGAATGTTATTGATCGCCAAGATGAAGATCGATACGTCGATGATTTTTTACATCGATCTATCGTGACCATGACAAATCGATGGATACGCCCTTGGCGTAATGTAAATTGGCGAAATTGGACAATCGGGCTAGTTCGACGGTTCAATTATACGGATGTTGTTTTTACATCATCTCAAGTTAAGTTTACTGTGTTGGACGAAATGCTTGCACAATTAATAAAGTATTGCCCTAGCGTTGAATCAATCAACGTTAGTGGTGATAATCTTATTAATAAAATGACAGCCGCAGTAAATTTACCACAAGACCTGTTTCTTACTATGAAACATGGTTCTATGGAAACCGCCAGGATTCTTGTTGGACATAAAGAACAGGTTCGAGATAGAGTTTATCAAACGTTAAACTACATGTGCCCCGGTTGGTTGGCCCGAATAGCCAAGAAATTTGGCTTACGGGGTATCGTGTGAGCGAAATTAAGCAAATTAAATATCCAGCGATGAGGAGTGACTTTAAGATGTCTTGCTCCTTAAATGGTCGCAATCGTAGTGTTTGCGCCCATAAAATTGGTCCGGTCTCGCTGGATGCTATTAGACCTTATCCGGACGTGAATGATCAACGTACGGCGGCTCACGGTTGTTTGCATCGATTGGCTTTTGAGCATGGCCGTATGTCACACAATGACTTTCAAAGTTTGCGCGGCTTCGTGCGACGGTTTATTAGACGCCATCTTAAACCTTTATCGTCATCAACTGATTTTGATTTCGAAGAGTGGTTACTTAGTACACATTATAGTGAATCTCGAAAAGATCAGCTGAGGCGTTCTCATGATCAAATCAAAGGGAAACCTAAGACTTCTGTGAGTTCCTTTGTTAAGATGGAAAGTTATCCAGAGTTCAAACCCGCACGTATTATTTCGAGCCGGCATGATCAGTTCAAAACTTATACAGGCCCGATTTTTCATAAGATAGAAAAGGAAGTTTATAAGCTTCCTTGGTTTGTAAAGAAGATACCGGTGTCTGAGAGGGCACAATATCTTTATGAAAAGTTGCATCGAAGCGGAAGCATTTATTGTGAAACAGATTACTCGCGATGGGAGAGTAATTTTTCAAGTGAGCTTATGCGCGCTTGTGAGTTACAGCTTTATTCATACATGTTAAAAAATTTCCCGCGAGAAAAATCCATAATTTACGATACTCTTTTAGGAGTTAATAAAATATGGTTTCCCAATCACAACATCCGTTGTAGGGTACGAGCTACTCGTATGACGGGTGAAATGTGCACTAGTTTGGGAAACGGTTTTACTAATTTAATGGTTTTTCTTTGGGCCTGTCACCGACAATTCATATCGGTGGATGGTGTGGTGGAAGGCGACGATGGTCTTTTTCGACTTAGTAACCGACTTGATTTATCTTGGTTTCAACGTTTAGGACTAACTATTAAGTTAGATTATGTGAATCATTTCGGTGAAGCATCATTTTGTGGTATCACTTGTTCGACTGAAACTTTGCATACATTACGAGATCCTATTAAAGTTTTGAGCAAAATAGGTTGGACAAATAGTGCTAACTTCAAATATTCGACTCGCCGGTCAATAAAATTGGGGCTCCTACGAGCAAAGGCTCTTTCCTTGCTTTATGAGGTGCCTAATTGCCCTGTATTAGGTGTATTGGCCCGCAGACTAATTTATTTGACGGATGGCATCAACCCTGTATGGGATTGGGATTGGTTTACATGGCAGGCTTACTCCAGCTTAAGGTCCATAGGTGCGCACTATCAGTGTGGCCCTTACGAGGCGACTTCAGCGGATTATGAGGCTATTGTGTCCAAATTTGGACTGAGTCTTCAGGAGATTGTGATGTTGGAGCGTGAAATCGCGGACATGACCTTTGAGTATGGCCCATCTTGCCTGAAAATCATCAATGATCACCTTGGTGTTGATTGTTCGTTCTATGCAAATCATTATAAGTTTGCTGGGGACATAAAGCATGTGATTAGAGATCCTAGTGTTAAAGCCAGTTCTTGGACATTTACGGGACCTAATCTTGAGTATGTGGAACATTTCTGATTATCC